CTCTTCATCTGGATGTTCCGCTTTAATTGCATCTTGCAAACTTCCCATTAATTGAGTCTTTTTATTCTCTTCAATCTCAGAGACTGCATTAGGATTTGTTATGATTAAGTGTCAATCAAACCTACGCTTACGTTCTTCTCCAGCAAGTAGATTAAGCTTAGCCTTCATTACTGGGTAATGCTGAATATTTTCTGGAACATAACTAGCATCTACATTATCTGGATTTAGAATTAGTGACATATCATTAAGGTCTAAAATACCATTAACTAGATTGTAGTTTATTCTTTTGCGAATAAATGATTTACGTATAACGGAATCTGAGTAGTAGATTTTTCGATCGGCTCAATCCGAAACTGACTTACGCCACTCTGCATTTTTTTGATTAAATGGCAACTTTTGCCGAGGAAATGAACTAACCTGTGTAGCCATATATATAATATTTTATTAACATTTTTGCAACAATTTATAAATTTATGCAAAGGTACAATTAGTATTTGGATTTACAAAACAAAAAAGTGCCTACTACCAGAAAAGTAATAGGCACTATATTTTAATTTATTAGAATTTTAATTTACTTCCAGTTGAAATATCTTTGCGATAATTCTTTTCAAAGAATGCATCTTTTCCTAAATAACCAACATCTCTATTTGCACCAGCATCTCTGGGAGAAGTGTCACCCAATAGTCTTAATTTATCTTCTCTAAGAAGCATAAGCATAATGACTGCATCGTGTCTGTCTGCATTTGTATCTGGACTTCACATTGCAGTTTCCTGTAATAATCCTTTAGACCAAATCTTCTGATAATTGAATACGTTTATTATTTCTTCAACTTGCATTCCATCAACCTCTTTGATATTTATCTGTGGAGTTGACCTTAGTAGGTAATCTCTATAACAACGTCTACCATACGGAGCTATAGAACCATAGTTTCCGGTACCTTTACTTTTGTTTCCATATTGACCGCCTTTGACCATCTCTTTATCTTTTAGAAACTCAAGTGTGTCTGATAGTAGGTATAAACAATTATGTTTAGACATATATCCAAAGAAACCTTTCTTATTATTTTCGTAATTACACTCTGCATTATACATAAGTAATGCTAATCTAGCATTCTCATATGCATCATCTGCAAACATAGGTCTACCAGTATATTCAAATACAAGTTCATCAGTTCATAAATCATGGATAAATAAACTAAAGAGTGAGAGTGTATCTGAGGAATCGTCGTCATCAGTTATGTTATCGTACAAGCTTTTTATCTTGTACTTCTGGGAGTCACCTCCATACCACAGCACCTCAATGTGGATACGTCTGTTAATTCAGACCAGCTCAGCATATATTATCATCCAAAAATTATTTGGATGGCGGGCACTCTTGGCGGATTATATTCTGCTTAAGCAGTTTCTCCACTATGCGTTACAATGTTTAATACTTTTAAATATTAAATTATCTCGATGTTTTCTAAATTTTTATATAAGAATAATTTCTCCCGTTTTTTATATAATGGAATGTATTTGGTTTTATACCATGTTTTTTTTGTATTTCTGAGTTTGAAAAGCCAGCTTTTATCATCTTCTTTATATCTGTAACTATTTCATCTGATAATTTTCTGTCCTTTCTAACACATGATTGTCTCCCGCCTCTTAGTCCAACTCTAAACGCATGTTGTTTGTTTTCAGACGAAGTACACCATTCTAAGTTTGAATAATGATTATTAAGCTTGTTGCCATCTATATGATTAACCTCTAGTTCTGCGTTTTCAGATTCAGACAATGATTGCATGATTATTCTGTGCACTGAAACTCTCTTTGAATTTATAACCACCTTAACATACCCTCTTGATATAGATGTATTTAACTTTATACAACCATCTATTGGCTTCTTGTTAGAATACTTGCTAACACCAAATTTAAAAAACTCACATGTCTCTGGGTTGAACTTGTAAATTCCATTTGTTTTAAAAACGTCAATTAATTCCATATATTTTTTTTGCAAATATATGAAAAAAAACTCAATTTACAAAATAATTCTTATATTTTTTTTTAGACTTTCTTCGATTTTGCCCACTTATTCAATTAGTGTTACCACTAAAGGGTGCTAAATTAACACGTCACTACCAGCTATATATCTTCCATTTGGAACTTTACCACTGGAATCTTTTTCTGGCATTCTAAGGATATGAACAGCTCCTTCTTTTTTGTTATCTTTATGAGGAAACTCCATTATTGGTTGTAAATCTGAATCAGGTTTAAATTTGACCTCTCCATCTTCAATGTATAGATACCCAACGTACATGTCATTATAAGAAGACGGGTTTGCGTCTAACTCATTAATTCTATCATTTAATTCAGCAGATGGGAATATAGATCCGCTTCTCCTCATGATTGCATCTTGTAGTGTAAACGCTGTTTCAGCTTTACGCCTAGTAAGCATCATTGGATCTGACGAATTATACTTCAGATTAACCCTGTACTTTATTTCAGAAAGCATTGCACCGATTACGTCAGATACACCATCCTTATTATAATAACCAATTCTGTTTATATATCCTGGGAAAAAGAATATAGTTTTTCTACTACCATTTGACCCTTTATCATAGAAGTTCGGTAGTCCATATATGTTATAACCAGATGGGCTTTGTATCAATTCTAATGCTCCTGTAAAGTCAGAATTCTCTTCCCCACCTGTTCCAATAGAGTAACTTTGCCCAGCGGCAGCCTGCCCTTCTTGCACGTTTGGCAATGTTGTCTGATAGAAATCTAAGTAATTTGGGAAGAACCCAAACTCCTCTACAGCCTGAAAAGACGAATTATGCGTTATAACAAAATCTCCAATAAGATATAAATGACTATCATTATCTACTGTTACACATTTAGCTTGCTCTCTTCCAACTAGTTCTATGTTTATTATTCTTGATTTACTAGGACATTTGTTTATTCTAACAGAATGACTACCTGAATAACAACCCCACCCTAAGCTTCTAGCTATTCTAGATATAATCTCTACTTCTTTTTTGTCTAAGTCATTGATCCACAAGTAATTAGAATAAGCAAGGTCGTCATATTTTATCTTGAAATACTGAAGTCTTTGATATATTGATAACTCCAATATGTTGCCACCAGAATCAATAAACTCAACTACATCTACATCTTTCTCGCAAATAGATTCTATTGGGCTACAGCTTCTTATATAGACATAATTTGATTTTATTAAGTCTATTAGTTCCTCTGTTGTTTTATCTGCTTTCTCGTTAAGTATATCAACTTGCCATAAGTGGTCTAAAGTAGAATGAACTGCTCTTCCATCTGATAGTTCTATTTTATAAATATCCTGCTCTCCAACCTCATGTATTTGTATAACGTTTGTTGGTTTTCCATCGTCACCTATAAGTGTATCTCCAATCTTAATGTCACCCCACTTTTTAATACCAGAATATGTTATTACTTTTTCAGAGTATGGATGAGGCCTCTTACCACGGGCTTTACCTGGGTCGTCTTTAATAGCTAATCCCAGTACCTCGTTTTGCGATCCTCTAGGCCTATTCTCTGAATCCATAAATCCACTCTTCCACTGCATCTCAGACATTGAATCCTTGAGCCTTAATGATGGAAATTCAGTATGGTCACCACAGTGATTAATAGCATTGACAAACTTATCTAACGTACCATCTTTGTTTAGATACTCTTTTAAGTAAGAAAACATATTAGCTTTAACCTTTGACTTATTGAAGTCATCCTCTCCAAGCAAAAACAGTTTTGCTAATATAGCTGCTACAGAGTATGAATTGTGAGTTGGCACATATTCATTTATCAAATAGCAACCAGACTCATTGTCGACTGTAACGCATTTGCATTTGCTTTTACCTATATAATTAACATTTACTATTACAGAATAAGACGATTTGCTCTTGCTATAATTAGTGTTTTTGTCTTTTAGCAAAACTCTCTTTCTGCTTAAGTTGCATAAGACATCAGTAGTATATATGTATATAGGATATGAGCTTTTGCATTCTATTTTAACCCCAGATTTATTATAATAATATGTTTTCCTTTCCTCTCCAATTTTAAATCCGTATCCTAAGCTAATGCAAATTTCTCTTATGTTTTCTATTAGCTTTTTAGACGAAAGAGAAATGTGATAAGCTCCTTTATTATCTATAGTACCATCTGAATCTATCAACCCAGTTAAAATATCTTTTCTTGTTTTAACGGAGTTATATATGTATTCGTTTGGAATGAATTTTTCATTTGAATATAACATATCCAAACCGTACTCTCTTATTACATCTCTATAATTTTGTATATTTATTCTCCATCCAAATTTGCTATTTTTAGACTCTTTATATATTTTATATGGAATGTAATTTCTATACTCATCAACATCTTTCTCTAAAGCTGTAAATCCAGCTGTATTTATCTTCTTATGTCTAAAAGATCCGTCTCCTAAAATCAAGCCCATTGTATATGGGTCTATTTTTGTTTCTGCCTCATTGTATATGCACTCATTTTGCAGTTTAATCTTATAGATGCTCTCCTCTCCAGTTGGATTCCTATAATTTTTCGCTCTTTGATATTTATGTTTTTTAAACAAATCATAGGTTGATATTATTTTTTTTACCCCTCTTCTATAAACTACCCAATTATGGTCTTTTGAGGATCTAACCTTTCTTCCATCTTTAAGTTCGATCTCATATACATCGTCTTCACCGTCAAATGGTATATCTATTACAGTAGTAGGCTTTCCGTCATCACCAAATAAAACATCCCCAACTTCTATATCACCCCATTTTTTTAATCCATTAGGTGTATATACAAATTCATCATACGGGTGCGCTTTTGATGCGCCTCTGCATGCTATTTCAGCTCCATGCTGACCTCCTTTAAAATCGTTATATAAACCTCCATATCTAGCTTGTTCTATATAATGGTATCTCCAGTAAATACCCTCCCACATATCAGGAAAGTCATCTAATCTAGTACCAAAGGTTTTACTTTCATCTAGACGCACAACAGTAATAGGCATGTAGTTTAAGTAGAAATACAAATGCCCAGTAACCCATTCTCCGTCAGATGGCCGTACCATACCGTATC